GTAGATTGGCTCTAGATTTTTCATAGTCATAATCAATATTATCGTTTACACTATTACTTTCGGGAACTATTACATCACCGGCTTTAGTTATGACTTCACCTTCAATTGAAGCAACATCAAATATCTCATTCAGTATTTTATTCTTTTCCATTATATAACTCCATTATGTTCTATTGCTCACTAATATAGAAGGGATTATAGGATTCAAATCACCATAACCAGAACCAGTATTGATTTGAGCTGGGTCCTGATTTTGTGTGCTTTCAGAGAATGCTGATGTTGACCTATTATTAGTCTTTTCAGAAATATTAGAAGTCCAATATCTATACTGCAAGGTAACCTGCATTTTCATAATCTCTCGACTATCGGCAGACATTTGTATTGCCGATAACGATTTTGGATATGCTTCATGTAAGGTGACAACATATGGAGCCGTTTCTTTTGGTGTCCACAATCCATTACCAGTTTGATATATTTGGTCTTCTTTGATAACCTTAATAACAACCGGCTTGACATATGAGTCATAGTAGGTCATTGTGCGAGAAGTTTGATTCATAATAGAATGAAACCATCGTTCCCAAGCAGTTTTAACTTCATGGTCATAATCAATATAAAATGTTAGGGTAACCGGGTCAAACATACGCTCATATGGCATCTCTCTTGATTCACCAAATACTCGTACTGGCTGAGAAGCAATATTGATTCCCGGTAGATTTACCGATTCGCAGAATATTGAAACCAATCTCGACGTATCGTAGTTTGGGTTTAATGTTGGGAATGGAACAATAACTTCATACCTATTGGTACGAGCTAATCCTCTTGTTCTTACTTGAGAAATAAAATCTGATATCATCTTCTTGATTCCGCCCAAACCTTTTGTTTTGAAGCTCCTTGGAATCTTTCTACAGGCAATAACATCGCTGTTGCCCAGTCTTCGGAGTCTATTCTTTTAAGTGGCGATTTAACATGGGTTATCAGATATCTATGAACACATGGTTGTACATATAGATTGGTTGATAATCCTTGAAGTAGTTGCCACGATAACTTCAATCGAGTCATTTCATTGGTACCGGTTTTAAACTGCATTAGTTTACTCAATAACATAACTCTAAGTTGATATGGTAAATAGTGCATATTCAACCCAATAAATCCGCCCGGTAACTTCTTAAATGGAAACACCAAAGGGAATGTATCCCAATATGGTAGAGTGTCTTTGTGCTTTGCGTCATAGTTAAATAGATACAACTCGCCCGGAGTAATTTGATTATTAAAATTAACGTTTTTCTCAGCACTATCTCTTATCAGACGTTCAGGTCTGATATTTTGTCTAGTTAGATTATATGCTTGCTGATTAAACCAATTGCTTGATTTCTTAGCAGCAGTTCTAAGGTCTACGTGATTCTTACGAAATATTTGTTCGAATTTGTCCATATTATTATTTATTCAACATTAAACATTAAGTTCGTGTTCAGTTAATATTATAAATTCGTATCCTCTATCTTTACAGAAGTTCTTAGCGGCATTCCATTTAGCTTCATTTTTTCCATAGGTCATTACTTCAGTAATGAAACGTTTAGTTTTTCTTTGTGGTATTTTTGGCGGAATGGTTTGCGCATATGGTTTAATTTCAACCAAATAAGTTTTCAGTTTTCCATCTTTAGCCTCTACCTGAATTTTAAAGTCTACAAAATATCTATGGGGCCTATTATCGGTTGGGCAGATATATGGAACCACCGTTTCCTCGGAGCTCCACTTAACTACGCTGGGATTATGGTCGCACCAAATCGCAAACTTGGTTTCCCACGAAGACCTCATAATAATGTTTGTAGGGTCTCCATTGTATTTTTCAGGATGAACTGGCTTATAAATTCTTTTATGATACATAATAATCAATATAAATAATATATATTTATATAACCATAAAAGAAGTATCCTAGGAAAATAAATGGCCAATGGCGATAATCTAAATCTTTCTGCTATAGCAAGGTCTTCAACAGTAACTCGTAATGGCGCTGGAGATATTATTGATGTTCAAAATAATAACTTTGGCGAAGCCACCTACTATGATAGAAACCAATTTAATGTTGACGGATTAATGTATCCTAATGATTTGATGGCGGAGACTAATAATCAATATGGTGGCAATTATGTTATTTTCTATGTGAATGTTCACGAAGATTCTTTATTGGTTAAAAACGGTAAAAATGCTTTTGTTGACGGAGCAAACATACCACCATCTCAACGAGGTGACTTTGCTGCACAAAATTTATCTGAAGGCACAATAACATTGGCTTCAGTATCAGCTGGGGTGATAGCAGCTAATACTGTTGATATAGCCGGCAAAGCTGGTAAATTTCTAGATGTTCCTTTAACGGATGCTGCTGGTACCGTAGTAAATACTGCAATTGGTGGTGCTGCTGGATATGCGGTAAAAGAAATTGCAGGGGCAAATAAAGAATACAAAAGAATGCAAAAGGCCATTGCGTTACATACTCCCAACGAACTTTCTATTAAATATGGTGTTACGTGGGAAGAAAAAGATATGGCAATGGCTGCAGCTATGGGAGCTGTTGCTGAGGGTTTAGGTGAAGCTATGAAAAGCGCGGCATCTCTTGAAGGTGGTCAAGCCATGAAAAGTGGTTCCTTGGCTACTGGAGCCGCTGGTAGTTTTCTGGCCAGTAAAGCACTTCAAACTCCAATATTTGGCGACATGCTTTCTAAATCTGGCGGTGTAGCTACTAACCCAAAGAAAGAACAATTATTCAAGAATGTCAATTATAGAACATTCAGTTTCAACTATCAATTTTGGCCAAGGTCTGCCGAAGAAGCAAAAAATGTACGCGAGATAATAAATACATTTAAGCTACATATGCATCCGGAATATAAAGACGCATCACATTTCCTATGGATATATCCATCCGAATTTGATATCTACTATTATCAAAACGGTAAGGAAAATATGAACCTACATCGTCATACTTCCTGCGTATTAACTGACATGAGTGTTTTATATTCCCCTCAAGGC